GTGAGGATCGTTTCCCAGTAGATACCGAGAATCCGGGTGATCGATGGGCCCCACTCTCGCCAGATGTCCATGATGGAGTCCGCAGCTGTGCCGACCAGCTCGACAAGCGATTCCCATACCTGCATTGCCGTGGTCTTTATGGAGTTCCAGATCGGCAGTAGTGCGTCGCGGACATCTTTGTTCTTTAGCGCGAAATAGGTAATGGCGCCGACCGCTGCCGTGATTGCTGCGATGATTCCGACCGGTCCGGTCAGTACGGCACCGACGGTTCCGAGAGCTGCCGTCAGTCCTGCAGATCCGCCCAGCCAGGTGATGAGCGTTCCTATCGGCGCGATCAGCCCGGTGATGCCGGTCACGAGGGTGCCCACACCAATGAGTACCGGACCAATCGCAGCAGCAGCGGCGGCCAGTGCGACCGTAATGGCCTGTACTGGCTTTGGCATATCGGCGAACCGCTGCGCCGCCTGAGCTAGGACGTCGATCAATGGCTTTGCCGCCTCGAGGACGTTCAGCAGGATCGGTAGCAGCGCCGTTCCCAAGGTGATCGCGACATCGCCTACGCGATTTTTCAGTAGCTGAATCTGGCTTTCGAATGTGCCGTAACGTATTTTTGCTTCATCGACGAGGGCCTTGTTGGCTTCCCAGGCCTGATTGCCGAGCGCCAGCGTGTCTGCCATCAGCTGGCCGGCGCCGGATGCGCGCAACAGTGTGTCCTTGATGATGATGCTTTTGCCGATCGTGTCTTCAATTACTCCGTTGACGTCTTTGCCTTCCGCCTTTATCCGACTCAAGCCGCTGATGAACGCAATCGTCGCGCCTGCAGCGTCGGTCTGAAATTTCTGACGGAATTCTTCGGCGCTCATTCCGGCAGCTTTTGCGAAATCGGAGATGATGAACTTGCCGCTCTCCAGTTCCTTCTTCGTCAGATTGAGCGAACCCATCACCGCGTCCTGCATCTTGAGGAACACGCGGGAGATTGCCGAGCCGCCCGCTTCTGCATTGATGCCGAGAGATGAAAGGGCTGACGCGAAGGAGAGCACCTGCGCTTGAGATAGCCCTACCAGGTGGCCCGTGCCGGCGATCCGTTGGGCCATCATGATGATATCTTTTTCCGTAGACGCGCCGGCGTTCCCCAGAGCAACCAATGTGGCGCCGAATCGATCGACATCCTTGCCGGCTGCACCGAAAACGTTCTGAATCGTTGCCGTTGCCGTCGCTGCTTCGCCTGACGTCAGGTTTGTCGTGACGCCGAGGTCAGCCATGACCTTTGCGAATGCTGCAATGTCGTCCTTCTTGATGCCCAACTGGCCAGCCGCTTCACCGATTTTATTGAGCTCGTTGACGGAGATCGGGATCGTCTTCGACATCGACCTGAAAGTTGCCTCGAGTTGCTTGAATTCCGGCTCGGTCGCTTCCACGGTCTTTCGCACGCCGGCGAAGCTGCTCTCAAAATCAGCTGCTGCCTTGACAGCTAGAACACCGACTGCCACGATCGGCGCCGTTACAGCAGCGGTCAGGCCTTTGCCTGCCGTGATCGCGGCCTTGCCGAGATCGTTCATCAGGGTGATCGACGGTTTGACAACCTTCTCGAACTCCTTGAAGTCGTTCCTCGCCTGAATTATGGACTTGTTGAGATCGCCCGTCCGGAGGCTCAGCGAGACGTAGAGGCTTCTAACTGTCGCCATTCCACGCCTCCTCGATGCCGTCGCCTAGTTCTTTGCCGATCAAGTCGATGGCCTCCTCCACGCGTGCGTCATAGGCTGGGCCCATCCACGGACGCGCGGTCTGGTCGGTCGTTCCCCACTCAGCGAAACGACCTACGAATCCCCATTTCTTCGATCCAACCCGACCCTCGGCTCCCGACGCCGATTGCTCGACGACCGAGATACCCAGGTTGTCCCGGATGCGCGATCCGCCAGTTTCTGGATCATCCGGTGCCCGATGTTGCTGCTCCTCGAGCAGCGGAGCACACCCGCGACGCAGCGCCCGCGCATTGATTTGCCGTTTTTCTCCGAGGCTTGCAGGAATGTCCTGTAGGGTGTCGATCAGTTCCTGCAAACCTTCGACGGTGAATTCAGCCATGCCTTAGGCGTCCAACATTGCAAAGATCTCGTCAGGGGTTTGTTGACGGGTCAGATTTTCGGCGGGATTCTCTTTTTCTTTTAGAGCAGCATCCGCTTCGTCGTTCTTTAATTTTCTCAATGCGTAGATTTCTTGAATTTCGCGGCCATCCCAGCGTGCGAGGAGTTCATGCTTCGGAACTCCATACTCATCGGCAAGCGTCACGCAAAACCGATAGAACGGCCGCTCTTTTAGTTTTTTATGAGTTCCTCAACAGAGCCTTCATGGATACCGGAGATTCTGGCGATGATCGTGAACAGCTTGTTCACAGGCTTGTGACTCTTGGATGTGATCACGGCGACAAGCGCATCCCTGTCCGACGTCAGAGGAGCTCCGGACTCGTTGCACATGCCCATCGCTACCAATAACGCTTCTAGCTTCGCATCGGCGTTTTTGTCCATGTGGAATTCGGGCTTGCCGTCGACCACGGTTACCTTCGTTCGTGCAGCTGCCTGCCATTCCAGGACGTCTCCAGCAGACAGCGGCCGCACCCAAACGTCGATGCCCCATTCCTTCATGGGCACCTTCAGCGGTTTGCGGTCTTCGATCTGCTGGAGTTGTTCAAAGTTCATTCGCTACTCCTTTATGCGTGCGGATCAGTGGGGCTGGGATTTCCGCCGGTGATACGCGTCTTGAAGTTGATTTCCAGCAATCCCTGGGGCGAGATCGTGCCCTCGTCATAATCCAGCGACAGCACAGAGAAATACCGTACGTTGCTTGAAGGCGCCGGCTTGGTGACTCTCACGTCGAGAACGGCCTTTGCAGCGATCCACGCCTCAACCAGCAAGAGGTTTGCCGCGTTGTTCACCATGACGATCGTGACTTCCTTACCGTCCGAGAGACCGCCGATACGCTCAACGCCGGGACTGTCGAGCGTCGTGGAATCCACTTCCGGATTCATCGCGCCGATACCAGCCACGGTGCGGATGTTACCGATTGTCGTGTACGCGTCGGGACTTTGCGTTACGTCCCAGTAGGCTACCGCGACGCCCGCTCCAATCTGGGCCTCCGTGGAGTCAGCGCCGCCGGCGATGCGCGGCGCGAAATACCACAGGCCGTCGGAGCCTCGCTGCCATACTCGTTTGGGGTTCCGGCTATCGATCGACACGATGGCGCGGATTTCCGAATCAAGGATTCGTTTCATTGTTCAGTACCTCGTTTCTAAGTGGGTTTTTCGGGATTTCAGTCGAGACGTGTCGGATCAAGGAAGTGACATACAAACTCGGTCAAAAACTCGTGGCGCTGCGTCTTATCGTTCCAGTGATAGGCGTGCACTGGGCCGTCGTCGGCAGCGAAAATGCTTTGCACGGAAATCGATTCGACTGGAGACACTGTCGCGTCATTGACGGTGCCGCTGAACTCATGCAGGCGACCGATGACCAACAGGTCGACCGCGGAGGCGACACTCATCCTGTCGCTGCCTGTGAATATCTGGACCGGCTGCTCAACCAGGGCAACGCCACCGTCGAGAGTCTTTATGAGTTTTCTTCGCCCGTCTGCGGGCAGCCGATAGACCATGCCGGGGGAAGTGGTGACCTTCTGATCCCAAACGCCGGGAAAGATACGCGTGCTGACGAGTGCCGTAATCGGCGCGTGCGAAGACAGCAGGATGTAAACCGCTTGCTCAATTGTCACGTGTTAGGAACTAACGGATTTCAGAAACGAAAATTTCGAAGCCTTCATGCGTGCCGATTTCGTCGACAGCCTGGATATCGAAGACACGCGGCGTCGACGATGTTCGTGAATCCTGAAGCCAGGTGATCCGGTGAGTCTCCGGCAACGTCTGCGGGTTGATGTCGTTTCGATAGCGAATGATGAAACTTGCCTGCGTTTCGGAGTGCCGCTTCTCGCTCTCTTCAAACTCTCTAGCACGTCCCGATCGCTGGGGTTTGAATTTGGCCGGCACGTTCGTGATGTGATCCGTCGGCTCGGCCGTTAGTTCACCGAAGCTGTTCTTTGCCCCATTGGCAGGCGGCAGAAGCTGAAAGGTAATCCGCCGGTTCAGTTCGCCGGCGGCGATGCTCATCGAGGAAACCCCGCAGGAAGTGCCGCGAGCGCAAGCGGCCGATATCCGGATTTATGCGTGGTGTTGCCCGGGTGAATGCGCGCAACCATGCAATCGTCGCCGTCGACGGCCGCGAGCTCGCCGGCGTCGCGTGCGGCATACACGAACTGATTGTCCTCGGTGGTCTTGTCGTCCTGATAGAAACGATGCTCTTGCCACCAGGACTTGCGATAGACGAGCGATGTTCCCAGCGCGTAGTCGCCCTGGCGTTGATATCGTGAGACCTGATTTCTGCTGACGTCATAGAACAGCATCGACTTGAATCCGGTGACCGCTTTACCGGTTTGCTTCAACACTGCAACCTGCTTGGTGAGCCTCGAGGGATCGGACCAGTCATCGGAGTCAAAGTGCGCCACGTATTCGCCGCGGCCGATCAGACAGAGCAGATTTCTTTTCTCCGCAATGGGCAGACGTTCCGGATGCGTGAAGTAGAAGACACCTTCAGGCGGATCGCCGACGTCCCAGTTAAACGACGGATCGTCCTCATCGTCGAGGATCAGGAGCTCCTTTCGAAGATAGTCCTGCGCAAGGTAGCACTGCACTGCCTGGACGGCGAGCTCGCGACGACCGCGCGTTGGCATGATGCAGCTAACGAGCATCAGCCCCACAGATACTTCACGAGCTCCCAAACAGCGATCGTTGCTGCCGCGGCTGAGCCAGCATCGATGAAACGGAACAGGCTGCGATACGCAAAAGCACGGCTCAGCGCTGCCTTCGCAACCGCGAGGTCACGATGAAATTCCTCGGTATCGAGTTCAGCTTTACGGAAATGCCTTCAGTTGTCTTGCTCATCTCACCATCTCCTGTTTGGAAAACTGTTCTTCGTGCTGTTTCAGGATCTCGACGATTCTGCCCTCAAGTAGCGGTACGTTCTGCTTGACGCAGTGCCCACCGATCGGGCCTGGCTGGAACTTTAGAATCGGCCGAATAAATTCCGAATGATCCATCGCAGCGTAGCCGTCGTTGTAGGCCTGATTGCCTGCCGTGTAGACGTGATCGAAATCGAGACCATGGGCGTCGCAGTACTCGTGGATCTCTCTCATGATCATGATCGACCAGTAGAATTGCGCGAGATCCCAAAGCTTCTGCGCTTCACAGTCCGACGAGCTCGGCCAGGCGACCGCCTCGATACCGTATTTCTGAAACTCCTCAGCGACTGCCTGGGCACCAGGGCCGCCCACGAATTTCTTGAATGTCTTTATCGACTCCGCCAGGCGTGGATGTTTCCCGCGAATCGGAGAATGGCATATGCCCAACGCGGCGCACGTCCCGACAGGAACCGTAGAATGAACCACCGTATAAGTCGGTTTGAATCGAGCAATGTAACCCCTCGTGAAGTCGTTAAAACTCTTCTTATGCGGCGTGTCCTGGTGTGGAAAGCAGATGTGCAGGAACGCGTAAGGGCCGTCGCCGGCAAAGATGTCTTTCGCTGGATCGTGGCCATCGCAGTCGAGCACGGTTCGGAGTGCCGCGCCGACTTCGCCAAGACCTACGACCAAATGTTTTGCCAAAGTGTTTATCGAGCCATCCGACGGATGCGATATCGATCGAGAAGCCGGTCGACGTACTTAAGGCTGTTCACGCTCGAGCCAATAACTTCCGATTCACGATTGCGATACAAGGAAGCCGCATGAATGAACATCCAGTTCTGCAGCGTTGCCGGAATATCCCCGACATCGCCAAATCCGCAGGTGAAGCGAATCTTGACAGCGTTCTTTTCGCATCGCGCTGACGGCCAGCTGTAGCCCGACCGGAGATAGATCTGTCCCAATGCAGGCGCTTCGCTGACGTCGACGCCATACTCCAGCGCTTCCTCCGGCGATCCCTGCATTGTCCCGAAGGTCTGCTCCACGCCAGACGAATCGAGATAGGTGATGCTGTCGACGGTTTGCAGCGGCGGCCTGGGCAACAGGATCGAGCGTTCACACGGGAACTCATCCAGGCGGAGCTCGTATTGTGCCGTCAGCAACTGGATGCAACACTCCGGGCCTTCGATCTGCTCGACGGCGCCACGAAGGAACGCGGTCGCGCGCTGCGCCTTGAAGATCAACGGATCCTCGTTGATGTGCTCCATGAAATCGTCGAGATCAAAGGGCTCAGCGTTTGGTCCAGTTATCAGGATTAGCGACATAGGAGTTCCAGTCTTAGCGGACCGGCGTGAAGGAATGCCGAGTCCGATGGGAAAAGGTCACCTATTACCATGTGCCGGTATCCATCTTCGTTCAGAGGAATCGGGCGCTTGTCCGGTGCGTTGTACCACTCGAATTTTCGAATGCGATCGGACCGATGCATGTAGCCGTAATGGAGAAGCTTCACGCCGGTTCTTGGGGAATAGCGAGCCTCGGGAACATTGCCGCAATGGAAGCCGCCGCCGGCAGGAGAGAAGAAGCGCTGCCCGAATCTCAGACGGAACATGGACGGCCGGAAGAATTCCCGATAGATGCCATCGGTCCGCCATTGCGTCTCGCTGTCCCAGAGATACTGAACCTGGAATCGA